GGCTGTTGCAGCGCTGCGCGCGGAGCTGTTCCCGCGCATCACGACGTTGAACGTGTGTTGCGATCCGGCCGGAGCGGGGGTGCAGGGGCACGGCATCCGGCAGACCGCCGTGGAGGTTCTCAACAAGCATCTGCGGCAGTTGTACGGGCCGGAGACCGGCGCGAAGTATCAGCGGGACGCCAACCGGCCGGAGCGGCGCGAGTACGCCATCCAGCAGACGAGCGGCTACATGACGCGCATCGTCCACGGACGGCCCGCATTTCTCGCGCACCCGCGCTGCTCGATCCTGATTGACGGCTTCGAGGCGGGCTACGTGTTCGACGATCGGAAGTTCGTCAACGCCGCCTTCCCGAACATCCGCCGCCCGAAGAAGGACGGCTACTACGACCATCTGCAGAACACAATCGAGTACGCAATCTTGAACTTCGGCACCGGCATCGTGCGGCGCCGACGGCCGCAGACCGACGCCGACTACGACGAGGACACGCCGAAACGTAAGCGGACGGTGCGCGGGCGGGCCGGGTACTAGGGTTGTGGGGAGGGGCAGCTTGTGAAGTGGGAGAACGGCCGCGAATTCGGGCCAACGTCCCCTTTCACAAGGACGCCCTCCCCACATCCAGCGTACAAACGAAACGGCCCTGAAAGCGATGGTTACGCCCAGGGCCGTTTCAAAGAGCACCTTCACAAGTGCCCTCCCCACGAAAAAGAGCTTATAGGATCTTAGGAATGCCTGTCAAGAAGAACCTCCCCGAGATAACGCACGCAGAAGTGATTCGGCGGCTTCAGGTGACGATCGAGGAGGCGGGGAGTCAGGCCGCTGCCGCGCGCCTCCTCAACGTGGACGAGTCGTTGCTCGGGAAAGTGATGAAGGGCTCGCGAAATATCGCGGGGCAGATGCTGCGAGCGCTGAAGCTCCGGCGCGTCACGCTCGTCGTGCATCGCTATGAACCGGCGGATCGCGGCACACGTACGCGCACCGTGCGAAAGATGTCGCGCGGCACCGAACGGATCTCTCCTGAGTAGCCGCATGTTGCGCGCCTAAGACCGCACATGCTCTTATGAGTGCGTGCAAACGAGAGGGGCGTTTCCTGAGTTGAATCAGGGGTACAAGAAGTCGCAGTCGCGCTCAGGGAACTCCCTCCGTTCGATCAAGCAGACAGAAGGACAGTCGGCCGTGGCGCCGCCTAAAAAGCGGCGCCAGCTCACCGAACAGCGGCCATCCAACAGCAATCCGTTTGCGTCGTTGCAGGGGCTTGCGGCAAAAGCGCTCCGTGGAAAATAACCCAACCATCATCATGCTCGACCAGTTGGTGCGCGTCCTGTTGCAGACGGCGCTTACCGACTGTGTTCACTTCGTCTTCTTCCTCGTCGCGCTCGCGGTCGTGTACGTGGTGTTGAATCGTGCCTAAGTGTGCGGGCGGACAACGACAGTCGAAGGGACGTAGTCAACCCAAGCCTCGGCGCCGTAGTGATGGTGGTCGCTTCGATGGGCCTCCTGCGGCTCCTGGCATGGGTTCGTTCACTCGTCAGCCCGTCGTCCGCAACAACCCGACCAGTTTCGCCGAACGTCGTACCGCTGCTCGCGCCGCTGCAAACCTCTGATGCCGCGTAAGTCCCAGAAAGATCCGTTCGAGGTCAAGCTCTCCGAAGAGAAGCAGGCGGAACTCGTCACCTTCTTGGCGCGTGAGATCGACTACGCCATCACCGCGCGCATGAGCATCGTTGGCGACGACGGTTTCATTGACGACGCGCATTCGAAGTACCGGGGCGGAGACGGCTCGCTCACGAAGGACACCCCCTGGCCCGGCGCCTCCAACCTCGGAAGCTGGATTGTCACCGAGTCGGTGGATGCAATGCGCGCTCGCATTATGGCGACCATCTTCACGGATCCGATCTGGGTGGTCGAGGGTTTCGGTGCAGATGCAGTCAAGGCGCCAATCGTTGAAGAGTTTCATCAGTGGAAGGCGGACGAGACCAAGCTGCCGCAGGCGCTCGGCCGCGCGATTCACAACGCGTTGATCGAGGGCACGGGCGTCCTCGAAGTCTCGGATCGCGTCGTGTTGCGGAAGACGCTGCGGAAAATCCGTGCGCTGATTCAGAAGGACGCGACGACCGGCCTCGCCTCGATCGGCAACGACGGACAGCCGGTCATGGTCCGCGACAAGTTCAACAACCTCGTCGAAGCCGAGGGGCCGGACGATCCGAGCGCGACGATGATCGTGTCGGAGATCAAGCGGGCCTCTGCCGGGCCGTCGTATCGCGTCGTGGGTCTGAAGGACTTCTACATCCTGCCCGGCCATGCGTCAGACAGCGAGGACGTGTGGGGCTACGCGAAACGCCTTTGGCGCCGCCTTTCTGAGCTGAAATGCCGCGAGCGCGACGGCTACTACAAGAACGTGGACGAACTCGGCGGCGCGAACGGTGAGCGTATGACGCCGTCGGCGGGCGTCGGGGATGTGTCGGCGAAGGCGGCCGACGGTCAGGACATTGCGCCGCAGCAGGAAGACGAGACGGCGGAGAAGGAAATCTGGGAGCTGACGCTCCTCCTCGACCTTGACGACGACGGCTACGACGAGTGGTACATCATCACCTACTCGCACACGCATCGGAAGATCCTGCGCGTCCAGTTCGAGAACTACGACACGCCCTCGTACATCATCCTCACACCGTTTCCCCGGCCCGACTCGCTCTACGGCTTCTCCTACGCGAAGGACAAGCTCGGCTCGCTCTACGACGAGCACACGGCGCTGCGGAACATGTTCACGGATCGGATGGCGCTTAAGAACGGCCAACCGATGCTGCAAGTGGAGGGCTCGCCGTGGAATCCAGCCGAGCGACCCTTCGGCCCGAATGAGGTCATTCCCGTTCGCGACATCAGCGAGATCAAGCAGCTCGAAGTCGCTGACGTGCCGAACTCGGTGCTCATGGCGATGAAGGAGGTTGTCTCCGCGAAGGAACGCCTCTCCGGCATGAACGACACGACGACGGGGCAGCTCGCGGATGCCAATCGCACGCTCGGCGAGGTCCGCCTCGTCACGCAACAGTCGTGGATCCGTATCGACGAAGTGGTCAAGAACCTCCAGCAAGGCATCGAGGATCTCTTCCACATCCTGAACACGATCTGGAAGAACAAGCTCGCGGACTCGCCCGAACCGTGGCCCGGCGACATGCTCGTCTCGATGGAGAACCGCTCGATCAACCTCGGCGACCGTGTCACGGCCGACGTGCTTGAGGGCGCTTTCCGGGGCAAGCCTCGGGGCTCCGTGGAAGCCTCGGACTTCTCACAGATGCGCGCCGACATGGTGCAGCTCATTACGGCAATCACCCAACTGTCGCAGGGTGTGCCCGCGCTGCAGGCGCAGCTCAATAACCCGCAGACGATCCGGTCGATCCTCACACAGCTTGCCCGTGTCTACCGATGGCCGGATCGCGCAAACCTTGTAGGCAATTTCACGGGCCTGCCGCCACAGCCGCCTCCGATGCCCGGCGGCCCTGGTGGTCCCTCGCCCCTTCAGAGCGGTATCCGGCGTCCTGCGCCGCCCGCTGGTGTTCCCGGTGTGAGCAACAAACCGAATGTCGCAGCCGCGTAAGTCGAGCGAAGAACTCACCGCAGAGCGCGAAGCGCTCGAAGAACTTCTGAAGACTCCGGGGTGGGCCATGTTCGAAAAAGGCGTCGCCGAGGAGTGGAGCGGAAGTGGCTACTTTCATCGAATGGGTCTTGCGCTTGCGAAAAATGATCCGCTGGCGCCGAAGGTCGTCCACGAGGTCTCGCTCGAAATCCAACGGCTCTTTACCAAAGTGCGCCAGCGCGTGCTGGAGTTGAAAGGTCACATCGAGTGAAGCTGCGTGCCCGCAACGATCTTGTGTTCGTTCGTCCTGATCCCAACCCTGAGCAGACCGAAAGCGGCCTGCATCTGGTTCACGCTAAACAGTACTCGACGATGCGCGGCACCGTACTCGCGCTCGGCGACGGCCCGATCGGGAAGGGCAAACGTCTCCCACACGTTGTCAACGTCGGCGACCGCGTGATTTTTTCTGCCGATGTCGGCGAAGAGTTGGTCTTCGAAAAGGAAACCGTGATCTGTCTGCGAGAGACCGACATTCTTGCAGTTATTGAGGAAGCGTAATGTCTGAAGATGTGCTAGGCGGGCAAGTGCTCGATCCCGATGCCGCCGAAAATACGGTCGTTGCGGGACAACCCGGCGGGCAGAAGGAAGAGAAGCCGGACTTCAAGGCGACCGACGACGGGAACCTGATCGAGTACGGCGGCAAGAAGTACCTCCGCGAAGAGGCGGTCCACGAGGCGCGCAGCAAGGCGCAGAAGTACGCCGAGACGCTCTCGACGCTGCAGCCGCTGATGGGCGAGTTCGAGCAGTTCCTCGAACAGAAAAAGAACGGGCGGGCGGCGACTGTCGATCGTGCCACCCGAGAGGCACCGGAGTCGGATTACAGCGACGACGAGCTGACCGGCTACGCCATCACGCGCGGCTACTACGACGGTGACAAGCCGGACCTCAAGCGCGCGAAGGACGATCTCGACATTATGACGGCCATCGCTGACCGTCGAGCTACTAAAGCCGTGCGGCCGGTGGCGGATGCGAGCGTGCGCGAGCGTGTCGCGGAGAACTACGAGAAGGCCCTGAATTACCGTTTCCCGGCCGATGGTGAGCCCGTCGCCGAGGAGCGCTACCTGCGGGCTGCCCTGGATGCCGTGCGTCAGGACCGGCCGGAGGCGCTCGCAGAGTCCGGCGCCGCCGAACTCGTGCAGGTCATTGCGGCGGGCCTCCAGACCCTCGACGAGCGCAAGAGTGGCCGTCGGGCGAGCCGGGGCAACCGCGAGCCGGTCTTCCGCGAGGGCGCGGGGAGCCGGGTCAACCTCGGGCGTGGCGACGACCTCGACGCCCTGGATCGTGCAGCAGCTCGTGCGCGCGGCAAGTCACCCGAGCAGTGGGCGAAGCTGACGCGGGCCGTGGGAGGCGCCACCGACCGGGGAACCGGCACGGTGCTTGAGGAAATCTGATGCCGAAATTTCAAAAGAAGACGAACGGCGCGGCGGGGACCGCGCATGAAGATCCGACACCGCGCAACGGCGAAGTGAAGAAACCAGCCAAGAAGCCGACGGTGCGGGAGGAGCTGAATACCTTCTCCACAGACGGCGATCTGGTGGACATCTGGGAACGCCGGATGCTCAACCCGAATCAGCGGCCGTCGCTGCCGATCCGGTTGAAGACCGTCGGAATGCACATCCGGTGGATCAACCTCGCCAACAATGGCCGCTATCAGCGTGCCCGCTACGAAGAGGGGTGGGTGCCGGTCGAGCGCGGCGAGCTGCAGGACGAGCGCGAGATTTACGGTGTGTCATTCACCACGGAAGGGTGGGTCTGTCGCGGCGAGCGCCAGCAGGAAATGCTGATGAAGATCCCCGAGGCGGTCTGGACGCGTATTCGTCGCGCCAAGCTGATCGAGATCGAGCGCTCGAACAAGAAGATCAAGGAAAACATGCAGTCGGCTGGATCCCGCCACTTCGGTGACAAGTACAACACCAACCGGGGCGACGAGATCGCCGACACGCTCGGCAACTTCAAAGGGGAGATCCGTTTCGGCCGTGAATCGGTCGCGCCGGATCCTGAAGAGGAGCAGCTCGTTCACTCCTCAATCGAGGGGTGACATGAACTGGCACAGGCTCGCAGAAATCGGTCTCAACATCGCCGGGGCGCTCGTTCCGGCGGCCAACACCGTGGAGCGCATTGCGAAGTCGATCGCCGCGCTCCGTGGGAAGTCGAAAGAAGACGCCGCACTCGAACTAGCGAAGGAGGCACTCGGCGTCGCGACGGACCTCCTCGACGATCCGCTCGTCGAAGCTGCTGCTCGATCGTTCCTGCAAGGCTACGTCAGCCTGCAAACCGCTGTCGCTGCCGCGCAGGCGCGCGGTACCTCCGCGAACGTCCACTAACTTTCCGTCGGGTGCCGGACTCTAGCTGTCTACCTGTCCGGCACTCTTTGCTCCCTCCCGTTTTAGTCTGACTGCACGCGGGCAACCCGCCGTTAGAGGTTGCATCGGCGGTTGTCGCAAGTGGGTTTGCGGCGACAACCAGTGTCGTGACTAGAAGCAATCCACGAAACGCGGCTTTTGTGGAGTAGTCATGTCAACAATCGCAGTTGGTTCCGGCAACATCATCCGGCCTTTCCGTCACGTCCGCATCCAGCACTATCCCGAGGACGCCTCGCAGTCGTTCAAGAAGGGCGAGCCTGTGATCTTCTCGTCCACGGGTGGCAAAGAAAACAAGATCAAGATTTCCGGCGCGGATCCGACCGCGCTCCTGATCGGCATCGCTGCAGCCGACGCGTCCGGCGTCGAGGGCACGATGGTCCCGGTGTGGCTGTTCACGTCGGATGCCGAATTCCGCATCCAGATGGCGGACACGCAGAGCGTCAATCGCGCTGACCGGCAGGTCTCCTACGGGATCGTCAAGGACGCAACCAACGTTATCTGGCGGCTCGACAACACGGAAACAACCGCGAAGGTCTTCGTCGTCACCGAGTTCATTGACGCGCACGGCGATGTCAATGGCGCGGTTGTCGTGCGTCCGACCACGGCGACTCATAAGGTTCTCTTCGGCGTGAATTAACCAGTAATCGGCTGGTCCCGTTTGCGGCCGAGAGGATTGAACGATGGCTCAAGTTCGTGGAACATTCGCAGAACTCTACGATCGCGTAGAGAAAACGGTCAAGACGATCATCTTCGACTCCTTGCAGGAGCTGAAGCCGGTCTACAAGGCGTACACCAATATGAAATCCAGCTCGAAGAAATTCGAGCGGGTGGTGTCGGTGACGCCCTTCGGCGACGTGCCGCAGAAGGATGAAGGTCAGGTCTACGCACTCGACCTGATCCGTCCGGGCTGGACGAAGGATTTTACGCACGTGGAATTCGGTCTCGGGTTCGAGGTCACGGAAACGGCCCTCGAAGACGACGAGTTCGATGTGCTGATCCGCAGTTCGGAAATGCTGGCATGGTCCGCCCGCTACGTGCAGGAGAAGCAGGCGGCCGACGCGTTCTTCAACAACGCCGGTCCCTCGGGTTCGGCGCAAACGCCGGACGGCGTCTCCATCTACAACACCGCTCACGTCCTGAAGGGCGGGGGCACCGCGCGCAACATGCTGGCGGTCGATGCCGACCTGTCGATTGATTCGTTGGCGACCGCGCTGCAGGACATTCAACTGCAGACGAAGATGGAATCCGGTCAGCTCGTCGCGCCGATCGACTCCTTCAACCTCGTCGTCCCGCCCGGCAACGAAATGCTCGCCGAGCGACTCGTTTCGTCCTCGCAGCTCCCCGGCACGGCGGAGAACGACATCAACCCGGTGAAGAACCGCAAGCGGCTGAACATCGTCGTCAACCCGCTGATCACCGACTCCGACTCCTGGTACCTCAACGCGGCCAACAAGCGAATGCACGGCCTCACGTCGTATGTGCGTGTGCCGGTCAAGCTCGCCCCGCGTCAACAGGATCCGTTTACCGGCAACTTCATCCACAAGATTCGCTTCCGGCAGTCCTGGGGCGCGTGGATGTGGCAGGGCACGTTCGGTAGCGTCGGCGCGTAATTGGGTCGGGGGCTTCGGCCCCCTCTCCCCGAGGAAACCCAATGAGTTACACAAAAGTAGACGCGATCCTCGCCACGGGCCGGAAGAACCTCGAAGTTCAGAACGCTGCGACCGAAACGACCGTCGGGGCTGTTACCTACTCGGCCACACAGCTACTCGGCGGGATCATCCTTCGCGATCCGAACGGCGCGAGTCGAGCGGACCTTGTTCCGACGGCTGCGGCACTGCTCGCGGCGATCAAGAATGGCATCCCCGGCACGTCCACGGGGGGCACCGGTAGTGTTGCGCCGCCGGTCGGTACATCGTTCCGTTTCCACATCCGCAACACGGCGGATGCAGCGGAAACGATCACCGTCACTACGAATACCGGCGTCACGCTTTCGGGCACCATGACAATCGCGCAGAACAACGCGAAGGATTTCCTCGCGGTGTTTACCGACACGCGCGACGGCAACGCCGCCTACACGCTCTACAGCCTCGGAACGGTCGTCTTCTAAGCCGTGGCTACATCCCTTATCTCGGGAGGTCAGCATCTCAACCTGCTGACCCTTCCGATCACCACAGCGCAGGCGGCCCAGGTCGGCAACATCATCAAGTTGCCGTCGCATTGCATCGGCCTGAGTGTCCTCGCGAACTTCACCTACGGCTCCGGCGGCACCACGGCGGACGCCTGGGTGCAGACCTCGCTTGACGGCGGTAACACGTGGATGGACATCTTCGAGTTCAGCTTCGCGCTGGCCTCGGCGAAGAAGGCCATGACCGTGATCAGCGAGAGCGCCGTGCTCACGCCGACTACACCGGCCGATGGCACGCTTACGGCGAATACCGCTATTGCGGGATTCATCGGGGATCGTGTTCGCGTCAAATACACGACGGTCGGCACCTACGGCGGCAGCACAGTGCTGCAGATCGATGCCATCGCCAAGAGCATGATGGTTCTCGCGTAAGGCGCGGGTTGATGTGGCGAAACCCGCCTCCGGCACGGCTCTCGACACCGGCCATGCGCTGTATCCGAATCTTGCCGGATATTGGGGTTTCCTAGAGAACTCAGGGACAACCTCAAACGATTCGTTTGGCACGAACCATGTCGGCACGTTCAGCAATGCGACGTGGGGTGTCGATTCGGCTGGCGACCCGTGCATCTCGCTCTCGACCAATAACACTGCGAAGCCGCTGCCGCTGACGAGCACGATTACCCTTGGCGGCGGCTCGACGCCGTGGTCGCTGGCGTGGCGTATGAAGCAGACCACGAGCAACACCGATGGGATGCTTCTCGGGAACAGCGCCAATACTGCGGATTTCGTCTGGCACGACGGTGGGGCCTTCCTACGCTACCGCAACACGGCGTCAGCCAATGCGGACTTTGCGGCGACGGTCTTCACGACGGAGAAGGATTACGTCCTCACTTGGGATGGGACCAATGCGCGGGCCTATGTGAACGGGTCTGCAGATGCGAACAATCCGATTTCGATTACCGGCTCGCTGGTGATTGACACGTTCGGGAATGGGTATGACGTGGCGTCGGCCCAGTTTGGGCTCAAGGGAACCATCAGCTATATCGGCTACTGGACGAATCGCACCCTGAGCGGAGCAGAGGCAACCTCGCTCGCTGGCAATCCGTATCAGATTTTTTCGACCGGGGGCGGGGCGACGAAAGCGCCCGGCTGTTATCAACGTCGCGCCGTGCGCTTTTCGAGGAGGTTCTAATCATGGGACGGATTTATACGGTGCCCTTTGTGTCGGGCACAGTCACGAATGCGGGCGGCAACGCGGATCTCTGGGAAATCACCCCGGCGGACGACAAGCCGATCCACATCGTCGGCATTCGCTTGGGACAGACCTCGGAGGTCGCTGACGCGGCGGAAGAGGGCGTCAACATCGACATCATTCACCTGGGGGCCACTGTGACCTCGGGCAACGGCACGGGTGTGACTCCCGTACCTGTTGATCCGGGTGTCAACGTCGCGGCCGGATTCGCTGCTGAAATCAACGGCACGACTGTGGCGACGACCTCGGGCACTGCAACAACCATCGAGTCGATCGCGTGGAATATTCGCAACTCACCCTGCGAAATCTGGTACCCCGACATTCGCTTCGCGCCGACCGCGCGTCAAGCCTCGGCTCTGGTTGTGCGACTGAATACGACCGTGGCCGACGACATCACCTTCGCGGGAACGTTGTGGGTCGAGGAAGACTAAGTTGCCGAACGTCGTCCAGCGGCGCCCGCCGTTTCGTCGGCGTCGTCGGTTCCTCTCTCGATTGAAGTCTCCGGCTTC